ACCATAAGATTGATCAGAATCTGCTTGTTGTTCCTGAGAGTTATTACTCTCTCCATCTTGTTCAGAAGAGGAGTCATCAGTCTCTACAATTTCATTAGCAGGGGATTGAGAATTTCCCTGTTGTTCTTGAGAATCAATATCGCAAACTTTTTGTTGTTGCTCATTTTCTTTTTTGCAATACTTATAAAGTTCTTCTGCTGCGATCAGTACGTCTGCAAAGGTTTCCGTATCGGCAATCATGTTGATGATTTCCATTTCTTCGCCACGCTCAATAGGAATATTGACATGACTGCCAATCTTGAACCACAGATTTGCACGGTCAGCAAGATTAAAAGTGGAAATATCGTCATCCTCTATTTGAAAGAAGTCATCATCATTCAACTCCCTGTATCCGTTAAAGAAAGTCTTTGCAAGTCCAGCATACTTACGCTTCATCAATTTCTCAATGCGAGCATCTTCCACAACGTTAACAAACTGGTGTGGAATATGTTTAGGCAAATCTTGATCTGGAGTGTAGAGTGCATGACCAACCTCATGACCAACCAGAAGGTCATAAACGGTATTGCTAGCCTTCTCCCACATGGGAAGAGTCAGGACACGAGTATGCACATTGAACTGTGCAGTAGAAACTTTTTTATGCTCAACCACAAGGTCTTCAGTGGCAAGGAGTTTTGCTAGTTGAGATTTGATTTCGTGTGAGACTGGCATGGATTTCTCTCGTATGAATCCATAATAGCACATTACGAAGAAACCTCCCGTTTCCGGGAGGTCATATAACGCTTCTTAATATTTGCCACTCGTGCCTTTGCTTGTCTTAATGCTTGGGGTTTGAGTTTGCGTTTTTGTTCTTTCTTAGAGTGGTGTTGCCAGTTGGGGGTATTCATTGGTCTTATGGTTTCTTAAACCATGATATGGGAAAATCCTTTGCTTTTCTCAAACCGCAGAACAGTCTCAAATCTGTCCTCTAGTCCAGTCTTGTGAGAGATGACAAAAACATTAGCATCTTTGACAACGTACTTGATAATTTTCAAAAATTCTTCTGTTCCAAATCCATCAAGAGAAGAATCAAACACCTCATCCATAATCAAAAGATTTGTATTAACTGAATTTTTCATCCTTGCAACTTCCCGCCAGGTGAAAAGTAATGCAAGGTCAATTCTCATCTTTTCCCCTTCACTAAAAGAAGCATAGGAGAAATCTTCATGGATAGGGGACTGGACGGTTTCATTGAATTCCTCATCAAGTGTGAAGTTGATATAGAAGTCCATCATTTGAAGATAACGATTGACTTGCTGATTTATCAGCGGTAGATACTTCTTAATGATTTTGGATTTAACTCCACCGTCTTTAAGCAAACTATACGAAAAATCGAAATAGTTGATCGTGTCCTTACGTTGAGTGAGTTCGTCGTATGTAGTTTTTAAATTGTCTTTGAAGGATTCTAACTTCTCATGTTCAGTATTTCGGTTTGCAAGGTTCTCGGTAAGAACTTGAATTTCATGTTCAAGATCTCTGATTTGTCTCTGACATCCAGCGATCTTAATATTGTTTTGAGAAATGCCATTAGTTAGTTTCGAAATCTCCTTCGATAGAGCAGTGAATTGACGCTCTCGCTCCTCTTCCTCTTTAATTGCCTCTTCCAGTTCTTTATAACCAGATTGCAACTCTTTTGCTTTATCTTGAGCGTCTGTAATTCTATTTATTCTAAAGGTCTCTTCGATAGACTGTGTGCATGTAGGGCATACCGTATTTTCTGTAAAGAACTTATGCTCTTTAGTAATAGTAGATACTTTTTGTGAAATCTTTCCTTTAAGATTTCCTAACTTACGAAGTTTATCTGTGGCACCAGTATATTTTTCAAGTTGTTCCTGAAGAGTTTCCAGATTGTAATTCAAAGAATCTGTATCGTGCATATATCCATTCTCTTCATCAAGAAGTCTTTGAATAATCGATTCCTTCTCCTCAATATTTTTCTTTCCACGATTCTCCAGTTCTTCAATGAATCTGGATTGCATATCAACTTTATCTTTCAGAGTTTCTTTTTTAAGCTCAAATACCTTTATATCTTCTCTGAGTTCACGAATCTTCTCTTTGATAACTGCATTCATAGAAGAGAAGATCTTAATATCAAGAAGATCTTCAATAACTTCTCTTCGGTTGTTTGCTGTCAGTTGCATAAATGGAACAAAGGTGCTACTACCCAGAATCACAATCTGAGTGAAAGACTTATAGTTCATCTTCAGAACATTTTGTTCCAACCACTTCTGTTGATCTAAGGCTGCTGCAGATTGATCTAACAGATTATCATCTCTCCAGATTTCAAACACTGCTGGTTTGATTCCACGGATAACTTTCCAATTTGTATTACCTATAGTAAATTCAACCTCAACTCTACAATCCTTATCATTTACAGAGTTGATCAGTTGCGGTTTATTAATTTTACGAAATGATTTTCCAAACAAAGAAAAAGTCAAAGCATCCAAAACAGTGCTCTTTCCAGCACCATTGTTCCCAATGATGAGGGTAGTATTGTTTTTAGTAAAATCAATTTCAGTGTATTGATTGCCAGTGCTCAGAAAATTTTTCCAGCGAATTTTTTCAAATAAAATCATCGTCGCTATCAGGTGGAATTACAATGTCATTTGGAGTTATTATGGAATAATTATATCCATGAATACTACAAGTTTTTATCATCAAATCATCATCTACTTCGATGACGTGCATATCTGGATATCCATTTTCCTCTAACATCATAGCATATCTTGTCGCATCATCCTCATCTTCAAATAGATAGAGGATGTCCTCACCATCATCATTCTTTACAGAGTAAGCTCCCTCTTGCTCCTTTCCATCAATTGTTAGTATATACATTAGACTATTTCACAAGCTTCCTGATAAGTCTTCTGAATTATTCTTTGAAGTTTTGATTTATCAAGATTGGTTTCTGCCTCCTGAATATATCTATTCAAAATTGAAAGGGTATCCTCAGATTCAAAGGCTTCAAATTCACCTTTATCATACCATCCAGCAAACTCAAAATTTTCTACGACTTTGAGGTCAGCAACTCCACTAGAATAAAGTTTATCAACAAATTTCTCAAATTTCTTAATGTCAGATTTTTTCCTGACAATTAATTTGACAATCATACTGTCATACTTTCTGGCATCAAAAGTTTGATAATTTGTATCCTCATAGTAGATATTGTGAAAAATCCTAAATGGATTATTCACTGGAGTATGCTCAAGGGTTTCAGTATCAAACAAATGAAATCCCCTTGTATCACCAACGTCTGTCCAATAAATTTCGTATGGATTTCCTAGGTAGAAGACGTTTTCACTAGACGATCTAGTGTGATAGTGTCCCGAGAAGACCTTGGAGAACTTCTCAAATAGTGTGCTTTCCAAACCGTGCTCCATGACGATTTGTTTATTAACTCTAAATCCTCTGAGTTCAAGGTGCCCCATCGCACACGAGCAAGTTGTACTTTTAATAGATTTGAAAGTGCTTTCTTCATTTTCTTGATTAATCCACGGAATAAAAAGTGTTTTTAAATTTCCCAACTTAACTTCAGTTGGTTCAGAATATACGAATACATTTTCATACTCACGAAGTAAGAGATCTACAGCATTTACTTCATTAGTATTTTTATAATATGCAGTATGATTTCCTACAACCGTATGAACTGTTATTCCCAGTTTTTTCAAACGGTCATAGTAATTATTTTTTGCCCAAGATAGTGCAGAGAAATCAATTCCCTTTCGACTATCAAAGGTATCACCCATGTCAACGACAGTTGTAATACCTTCTTTTTCTAAAGTTGGAAAGAAAACTTCATTATAAAACTTTAGAAAATAGTCATGAAAGAGTTTAGAATTCTTTCGTGCTCCAAAGTGTTGGTCAGTAATAATTGCTACTTTCATCAATAACGTGACTTTGAATGCACAGCGTCCTTGATAGAATTATAATCGCTATAATTTGATCCGTCAATGGTATTACTGTCATCAAACACTTCACTGTAACCGGATCTTTCAAGGATCTTGTTCTTGATTTCTAACTGACGTTTCTCCCTTTGAATCCTACGAAGAAACGCATAGTGAATAATTTGCGTAAAGTATGCAAAAGGATTCTGTGACTTCTCTGGATTGAAGTTGTGAATGTACTGAACACAATTTTCAATACCATTAGAAATCATGTCCTCTTTGAACATGTAGTTCACAAAGTTTGGTTTGAAAGATAGGTGATTTGCAATCTTCAAGAAACACTCACCAATGTAGCGAGGAATAGGTGGTTTGGTATCCCAAGTCTTTGACCTATCTTCTTTCGTTGGATTTCTCCCATACTTTTGAATAAAAGTTCTCTCAACTTCACTGTGATAGTTAATTAGAGCTGCTAAAAACTCTTTATTATTGACGTAGTGTTCTGATCTTTGTCTTCGAGACATAACTCCAGTACTAATCATAAGTTTATCTCATAATATGTATGAATTCTACCACCTTATCGAATAGTTGACAAGTTCTCAAAACCGAGTATAATAACCTTTGTGGAGGTTGAAAAGATTATATTAAGAGCTTTTAAAGATCTTTTCTAATATCTCTTTAGCATCATTTACGTTTGCTAGATATCCCATTCTTCTATTAAGTTTCTGACTGTCACCATCTTCCATGGAAGATTGACGTACAAAACTTTGATACATCATAATCATTTCAATATCAGAAGATTCGCTAAGTGTCAAAACGTCTTCCATATTGATTATAAAGATATCATCGGTTGAAGTTTTTAACCAGGGTTCCAATTTATACCCAACAATACCAGTTCTTCCTTTTATTTCTTGAACAATAATTGGAGTAGATACTAACAGGAAAGTTCTATCATCTTCTTCAGATGCTGCTACCTTTGCAAAGATTTCTTCGCCTGTTTTTAATTTTAATGTTGCATAAAAATCTTCTTCTATCATTTTTTTAACTGAATTGTGATTATCTCATAATTAAAATTTTCTTCATTATAAATTTTAATTCGTTCTATGAAATGATTTAACGTATAATTTTTTCTTGACTTTGTACTGCAATCATCTGATATATCAAAAAGAACTGCTTTTACTTTGTTTTTTCCTTTTCTAAGAACTCGTCCAATGCTTTGAAGATTTCTGACTCTGGATTTGCTAGGTGAGGCGAAGATAACATTATGGAGATTTTTAATATTGATACCAGTAGAAAAAGTTCCATAGGAAGCAACGATAATTGCGTCGTTTTCTCTTTCTGTAATCTCTCTAACTAGTTCCCTTTCTTCAGCTCCAACTCCACCGTGTACAAAAAATACTTTACGGTTTTCGCCTTTGTCTTTATTTATCTTCTCATACAACACTGCTCCATGAGCCTCCACTCTAGCAAAGAGAACAAGAGTGTTTCCTTTTAAATCTAAAGTTAAATTTTTAATAAAGTTGTTTCTCTGCTCATGAGAAATAAGATATTGTACTTCATCCTCATAAGTTTCAAAATTTTGTGGTGGATGTTTAAGAACAAGACATTGAATATCGAGTTGAGAAAGATGTCCTTGTCTCATCAATTCATCAGTTCTTGTAACCTTATATGATGGACCAAATAGTCCTTCTAAAACCCACTTGTGTGTTTGAGTACCATCAAGGGTTCCAGTGAAACCAAAACGATACTTTGCATGATGAAGTTTAGTCATAATCTGAATCAAAGATTTAGACTTGAATAAATGCGCTTCGTCTCCTATAATACAATTATATTCTTCAAAAAAAGATCTTTCCAGTTTGTATACAGATTGCCAAGTAGTAATAGTAACTGGAGCATCATTACTTTTCTCTCTACCAGAATAGATACGGTGGCAATATGAATCAGCATCCCAACCATAATCAAGGAAATCCTTGTACATCTGCTCTACAAGAGATGTCGTCGGAACAACTAAAAGAATTTTTTTCCCTCTATCCACATAATATCTTACAAGGGAATAAATCATCAGTGATTTGCCGCTGGCAGTGGGGCTTATCAATAGTTTTCTATTATGCTTTAGGGCATCATGTACTCCCTCAATCTGATATTGCCTGGGAGTATGGGCACAAATGGAATTCATGTAACCCTTAACACCTTCATACGAAATCTCCTCATTCTCTTCGTAAGGAGTTCCGTAGAATTTGTTATCTTCAAATTTATATGAGTATCCGTATTGCTTGCAAAAATTGACAAGTTTATCTAACAAACCTACATAGATCTGCTTAGAACGCATGTCATACAAATGAATTTCCCCATTCCAATTCCTGCCACGGTATTGGGGCATAAACTTTGCATTGGGAACCTCAAACTTAAAGTGATCTCTAAGTTCATATTCAATATGAGGTTCTGTTTTTATTTTTAAAAATACTTCGTTAGACTTTGATATAACAAGATTTGCTGTTGTATCAATCACATGAATCCATTCATCTAGAAATATTTATTCTTTATTTTCTGAATGAAATTTGTGATGGGCAATTACTCTATACAGTTCAGTTTTTATTTTATCTGCATGTCTATATTCCCAACTTACTTCATCCATATCCTCCATGTATTTTTCCATGGCAGCATATTGCATTTTCACATCTTCAATTTGAAAGTTAATTGAAATATGCGGTTTATCTGTATCCATCATCCTAGTCCCGCATTAAATTTCATAAACTCAATAGCATTTTTGATTTGATATGTGCGATTAGTTATTTGTTTTAGGATACTTTCAATATACACTAACATTGTGTCATAATAATCAATCTTTAGACAAATCGTAGAGAGTTTTTCATCGGCATCAAGATATTTTTGCATGGTATCTTTATCACGAATTTTTTTTGGAAAAGGATTCTCTACATAGATATCAGGATCTGCTTTTCCACTAAAGTATTCGTAGCGTTCGTGTCTTATATTTTTTCTTTGTTGTTCTGCTTTTTTCCTTAATAAAAAGATAGTATTATACAGTTCAAAATATTTTGCATGAAGAGATGGGATATTCGTAGATTCTGTATGAAGATTGTCCATATCAATTTTTGAATCTTTCACCCACATTTCTTGAATTTTATCAAGATCAAAATTCATAAATCAGTGCCAGCAAGATTTGTTATGTTGTAGATAGTATACTTGAAAGTTACTTCTGCTGTAAAGTATTCTATGTCAGTGTCTGTAGCATCAAAGTTTAGTGCTGTCAAACTATATGGCCAAAGGTCTTTAAAGACGACTTTAAAGTTTGGAGTATTTGAACTGGAAAAAACTGTTAGAGTTCCGTCAGAAAATATATTAAACAATCCAGTATTGCTAGAATCTACCAAGTCTCTTTCTTGTTGTAAATCGTATATCTCTTGTAAAGATTCTGGAAATCCCAATCCTCTAATCCAATTTTGGATTTCCATATAGTTTTCAAGATTTTCATCAACCAAAAATCTCAAGGTGAAATCTTCAAATTCAATCTTTTCTCCAGGTCTGTCAATATCTTTGAGATATGTTGGTTGCACAGCAATTCCTAATGTCAATCCTGGAATGATTGCCGAATTGCTGAAAAAAGAAACCTTTGGTGCTCTACTCAACGTAAATTTAAATCCTGTTGGAGATAAGAAGTTTCTATTTTGAATTTGATTTCTGAAAATGTTAGACTTTGCCATTATTCACTAACAACAATTGCGTTTGACCAACCGCCATTCTTCCCATCATTATTAACCATTAAATTTTGTGCTGCCTCTTCCGAAGCATATAATGATTTTTGGGAGAAATCATCAGTCCATCTACTATTACCAGAATAGTAAACAGTGATGCTACTATCAATAATACTTGGTTTTTTGATATAGTATGCCATGGGTTTTTTAACTATTTAGATAAAAAAAGGGGACCTTTCGGTCCCCCAGAAAACTCTTGTGAGTATGAATCACATGAGGTTCTTAACAGCAACACGTCTGTAGTAACGGTTCTGGTTAACGTTGAGGGTTCCCATACCCTGGTTGAGACCTTCAGCAAATGGGTTGGCGACCAGACCATATCTGGTCTTAAAGCCAATCTTGGGCTGGAAGGTGTTCTCTCCAACGGCACGAACCATCTGGAGGGGAACATATGGGCAATAGAACAGACCTGCGTCATAAGGTGAAGAACCCTTATAACCGACAACGTAGTACTGGTTACCAGCACTTGCGTTACCTGCGGTCAGGTTTGCAGAATAAGGATCGATATAGACGCGATACTTACCTTGGAGAACACCAGCGAAGGTGTTACCGGTGTCATCAACGTTCAGGTTAGCGTTGAGTGCAGGGGTGTAGTCGAGAACACCAGCCATGGTCAGTGCTGAAGCAACGTCAGCAGAGCACAGGATGATG